CTACGAACGTAACCTCTTCCCCCTCACCAACATGGAGTGTAAGGTTCCCCTCCGCACGATGCGGTATGAACCTGCGAGCACACGTGCTGAAGTTCAGAATGGTCTCTTTCAGCAAAGGTACGTTAATAAAAATGTTAATAAGAAGTAAGAATGGCTGATCCCATCTCACTCATGGCTGTAGCCGGTCTCGTATATGCCGGACGAACTTTGAGTACTAAGACTGAACCACCCAAAGTGGAGACGAAACAGCCAGTACTGAAGGCTCCCGTAGAAGTAGAAATAGGAAATTCTAATTTTGAACCAAGTGTAGAGGTTCCTCGCAAGATGGAGATGGCAAGTTTCGCTGACATTGCCAAGCAACAACGGAGTGGTGGTCAAGAAATCCTCAACATGCGGAACCGAATGTATGATCAGGGTCGCATGAATAACTTATCCCCCGTCGAGAAGCAGTTGGTTGGTCCCGGTCTCGGAGTGAGTGCCGATACCCCAGCAGTCGGTGGTTATCAGCAGATGTTCAGGGTAAACCCAGTGAATGTTGGCGAATACAGGCTCACGACCCTCCCTGGACGTTCCGGTCCTGCGATGGATATCACCGGTGGTCGGTCCGCCGTTGTTGGCGAACTCACTCACAACAAGCCCGAGACGACCACTCATCTTCCGTCTCGACTTCCCACTATGCCTGGTCGTGCTCAGGGTATGTCTGGTGTCGTACCCCGCAACGAGCATGAGAAAACGAAGCGCACTACTAACAGGTCGGAGACTGGTCTTCGAGACGATGGTCTCGGGTTCAATGGTGCGAAGCGGTTTGTCTCGGCACAGACGGTGTCTCAAGATCCCACCCGTTTCAAGAGCGATCGCAATGATATGCAGTACAACTACTACAACCAGCCCACACCAGGTATTCACAGCCACTATGGCGCCTACACGAATAGCGCCGCGGTTCAGGTCGCGGCTAAGACGAATGAGGAGCTCATGAAGTATGGTTTCCGTCCTGAGGATCGCCGTGGTAAGCCCAATCGTATGGGTAACGCTGGTCGCATGAATGTTCGTGAGAGTGCCCTCAAACAAGGTGGTCGCTTGACAACTGTTCGCTCCGATACCACACGGGTCGATGGTCGCGTGAACGCTGCGAATGGTGGCTGGACCCAGCAGTACCAACAGAAACCTTTCCACCAGTTCAATGCCTACAAGGGTCATGAGAATCCCAATACCCGCAATCTCGATATCGCGAAGCGTCAGCTCATGAACAACCCCCTGGCACATAGTCTCTCACATTAGATGCGAATGTCACACAGATGAAAACATTCATTAAAATATTGTCCCCCTATTTTAATGAAGGTACACAACCTCTCTATAGATAGTAGTCAGCGTGGAATTAATGTGATCGCATCCAACTCGTATTACGATACGCTCGGCACGTACATCATAGACGAGTACGCCAACACGTATTCAAAACCCAACGACTACGTCATCACCCTTAAAAACCCCATTTATGACGTCACTGAAATAAAGCTTGTGTCCGCTCGTATTCCCACACCACAATTGACTATCTGTTCTACAAACAATACATTCATGGTTGATGGTCAAATGATTACACTGGAGAGTGCTGACTACCCTACTGGTGACGACCTCGCGACACATCTTCAAAATGAACTCGCACCACCTACATCTAATGTGAGTGAGGTTACGTTCGACACAGACACGAAACGATTCACCTTCTCTAATATTGGTACATCGAACAATTTCACGATCGAGTTTCACACGGGCTCTCGTGGATTCGCTGAGGAGACGTCCCCACTCACAACACCTCACCAGGTCATGGGGTTCGGATCGAACGATTACGGGTCGAGTGAAGGCGTTCTGGTTTCGGGTGCCGCGAATTTCACTGGCCCCAACTCACTCATCATGAAACTCACAGCGGGATCCGACGAGTTCACACAGAGTGTCTACACGACGACGCCATTTTATACCGGACACATTCTTCTCGATGGTTCAGATGTCATACACTTTAACGGTGCGGACGACCCACTTGTTCACAGATTCCATTCGGGTCCACAGAAATACATAAAAGATATCCGGGTAGAGTTTTTTTACATGAGTCATGGTCGACTCATTCCGTACGATTTCATGGATCAAGATCACATCTTGAAATTCGAAGTCACATGTTCGACAGATAAACTGGAAAACTTGCCAAAAGTTTCTGTTGAAGAAGTTACAAAAGAAGAAACTATAGACATTCCCAAAAAGGAGGAGAATGTTTATAGTTGGAAAAGTGAGTACATTTATATCATTTTGATAGTACTCGGTGGTATTATGCTACTTTCGCTCATGAAGAAGAAACCCAAACCTTATCGACCACCGATTAGCGGGTGATCGCGAAGACGGGCTGGGCAGGCTTCTTTACCTGGCCGTTGATGCGGGAAATGATCATGAAGACAATGATCGAGATGAGGGTGGTCAGGATGGCGGTGAGTACGTACTGGGAACCGCTATTCTTGGGAACCTTCACGAGCTGAGTGATCACCCAGCGGACAAAGTCCATCCAGGACATCGCCGCGGCGAAAGAGAAACCACCGACAATCGAGTTGAGGGTCTGGGTCTGGAGCTCCTGGGTGACGAGGTCAACGGTTTTCATGGTGGCAGAAGACATTGTGTTATATAGTAGTACAGGAAAATTATTCTGGTAGTAGTTCTTGTTTCTCTACAATTTTTTTAAATTTTTTTGCCTTGATTATTTTTGTTTTGGAGAAGAATTGTTCATCGTCTGATGAATCTTCACTTGAGCTGATGTCTGATTCATAGGATTTGAATCCTTTATCAGAGAATGACCACGCCTCTGGTTCATAGATGCTCATTACTATTAATAGCATTTTTTAACATCTCTTCTGTCGGACTTTGGGGAACCCATTCATCCCAATTGTCATACGCTTGATTCATTTGAATAAATCTTTCATCGTCACCCCTATATCGTTCAAATGGAGGACACTTATCATCTGGTACATCTTCGATGGATTCGTCATCACTAGATTCCTCTGTATCGGGAAATAGCGTACCGATATCCTGTCCAACTGTGTACATGGCACAATATTTCATGGCATATTCCAAATCTTCTGGGAGTAGAACATCTCTTCCACAGGCTTTAGAATATTCACCAGCATATATCATACCCTTCTCCATCACAGGAAGAAGAATATCAATCATAGTACTAACATATTCTTCTGCCATCTGGGAATCCCCGAACCCAGTTTGTAAATTCATTTACTATTGAAGATGAGTAAAATTTTGCTAAATAAAACGAGACACTAGAGTAGAATGAACCTTCAGTTGAGGAAATTCAAACCCGAGACGATCGCGGATGACAGGGTATGTGTTTTTATCGGCAAGCGTAATACAGGTAAGTCAACCCTTGTGAAAGATATTATGTTCCACAAGAAACATCTTCCAGCGGGAATTGTTCTTTCAGGGACAGAAGAGGGTAACCATTTTTATTCAGACTTCATTCCGGACCTCTTCATATATGGTGACTACGATCGGGATGCCATAGAGAGAGTGATGGCGAGACAACGAAAATTAGTTGGAAATGGTAAGACTAATTGTGGGGCATTCATGCTTTTAGATGATTGTATGTATGATTCAAAGTTTCTTAAGGATACATGTATTCGTCAATGTTTTATGAATGGTCGTCACTGGAAGATTTTCTTCATGTTGACGATGCAGTACGTGATGGATCTTCCACCAGCACTTCGTGCAAATGTAGATTATGTCTTCATCCTCAGGGAGAATATTATACAGAATAGAGAAAAGTTGTACAAATCATTCTTTGGTATCTTCCCATCCTTCGACATGTTCTGTAAAGTCATGGATGCTTGTACAGAAAACTACGAATGCCTTGTGTTAGACAACACAGTAAAGTCTAACAAGATTCAGGATTGTGTGTTTTGGTACAAGGCAACTGTCAGGAAAAACTTCAGGGTAGGTGGTCCAGATTTGTGGAGACTCCATAAGAAGATGTATAATCCCAAACATTTTCAGCAGAAGGAAGAGGATGCCAAGAAGGCAACAAAAAAGACAAATCTCAAAATCACAAAGACGCGTTGAGTATTGAATTCAAAAACATGAGAGTATACTAAATGGCTTCAGATCAAGTGAACACCATGAATTTGGCGGATGATGGTGAGGGAATGGTTCCCCTCAGCGATAACCCATCCACGTCTTTTACACCTGAAAAAAATATACGTCAAAGTAAAGAGACGACGACGATGGATTCTACTCCCATTAATGATATCATGATGGAACCCCCTATGA